TCCGTCTCTCGTATGGGTACCTTGCGAATGTCGGGTTCGTCTACGGGCATGATCCTCGACCTTTCGGATGATAGAGCTATGCATCTGGACGGTATGATTTCGGCACAATGACGGCCGCACTGTCAATACGAAAGTAGCCGCGTGGGCAGGCTCCCGCCAGGCCGTCCGCTCGGCGCGAGCGCCGAAGCATAACGTTGGATGTCAGGCAAGCAACGCCTGTCCCGGCGACGACCGCGCAACCGAACCGCGTCGCGCGTCATGCGGCGGCCTAGGAGGCGGCACAAACTCCTGATGCAGCGGAGCCATTAACCGTGGAGGTTTCTCTCGGCTCCGGCCCGGATGACGTGACCATCCAGGTCGGCTCGAACCGCTTCGTCGGCTGGCAGAACGTGAGCATCAGCCGGTCGTGCGAGTCGATGCCGAACAACTGGTCGCTGACCGCAAGCGCCGAGTTCCTGCAAGGCGCGGCGCTGGCGGGAACGCGGCCGGGGCAGTCGTGTCTGATCTACATAGGGTCCGACCTGGTCATCACCGGGAAAATCGACCGCCGGTCCATCCCGATCGACGCGCGCAATCACCAGGTCACCCTGTCGGGCCGCGGCCTCACCCGTAACCTGGTCGATTGCTCGGCCGATCTGCTGAACGATCCGGGCATCCGCGGCGGGCAGATCAACGGCGCGAACGCCCTCGACGTAGCGACCAAGCTCTGCAAGGCGTACGGCATCACAGCCAGGTCGGCCGTCGCCGACCTCGGCATCGCGATCCCGTCGTTTCAGGTGCCGCTGGGCGAGACGCCTTACCAGATCATCGAGAGCGTGGCGCGCTACGCCGGTTACCTGGTCTACGAGGACGTGTTCGGCAGACTCGTGCTGGATCGCATCGGAACCTCGCAGCACGCCTCCGGCTTCATCCTCCCGGGCAATGTCGAGGCGATCAACGGGGAGCGGTCCGTCGATGGCCGGTTCTCGACGTACGTGGTGGTCTACTCGGGCGTCGACCAAACGGCCGCCCTGGGCGGCCTCGCCAATCGCCGGGCGACTATCCTGGATAACACGCTGGGCGAATACCGGCTGCGCATCATCGTCTCGGAACAGATCGCGCCGACCCCAGCCGGGCAGCAGACGATCGACAACGACGCCATCGCCAAGCAGCGCGCGAATTGGGAAAAGGCCCGGCGCATCGGCCGGAGCCAGGGCGCGTCCATCACCTGCGATAGCTGGCGCGACCGCAACGGCACGCTCTGGACGCCGAACTGGCTGGCGACGATCGACGCGCCGGCGGCCGACATTTCCAACGCGACGTGGATCATCGGCTCGCTCACCTTCCGCAAGGACATGAGCGGCACGCACACCGACCTGATCCTGATGCCGCCCGATGCGTTCAGCCCCGAGCCGAACCCGCTGAACCTGTTCGACGCGGAGCTGACGAACGCGCCGCAGACCTCGCAAGCCCCCGCGCCGCCATCCACCAGCACGCCGCCTTAGCGGCCGGAGCCTGAATGTCCACATCTCTCGAAGCAACCGTCGCCATGCTGGCGCGCCAGGTTGTCATGCTGGAGCGGCAGGTGAGTGCGCTGATGCTGCGCCGTGGCGCACCGTTCGCGCTGGCCCGCACGACGCTGGCGGTGAACGACACCGGGCCGGTGCAGACGGTGCAGGCGCAGCTCGATGCGCTCTCCACGCGCGACAACATCCCGCTGCTCTATGGGTTCGGTGTCACCGGCTCGCCGCCGATCGGCACCGACCTGCATCTGGCGTTTCTCGATGGCGACCGGGCGAAGTCGTTGGCGATCGCCGGCGGCCACCAAACCTATCGGCTGCGGAACCTCGGCGTGGGCGATTCGGCGCTGTATGATCTCCGGGGCGCCTATGTCTGGCTGACTGCGGGCGGTCCCTCGGTTGCCTGTGCGGGCAACCCCATGACGATCGCCGGCGATCTGCACGTCACCGGCGCTGTCATCGCGGGCTATGGCGGCGCCGACCAGGTCGGTTTGCAGACCCACAAGCACGGCGTGGGCACCGCCGCCGCGGGCACCACCACGCCAACGGCCAACACCTGATGGGCGACATTCGTATCGTCTGGGACTCGACCACGGGGACGGGCGACCTCAACATGCTCGGCGCTGGGCTGGAGCTGGGGCACGACCTGGAGACGGCTTCCCTCATCAGCATGTTCACCGATGCGCAGGTCGATCCCGGCGACATCGTGTTCGACACCGATCCGCATGGATGGTGGGGAGACACCTACGCGGCGCTGGAGGACCCGACCCTCGCCGTGATCCCGGACGATCATATCGGCTCAAAAATCTACCAGGCTTTTGCCCGGCCGCGCACGCAAGACACTCTCAACTGGCTGCGCGACCAGATCATCCAATGCCACGCCTGGATGATTACCGATGGCATCGCCTCGGCGGTGGACGCGCATCCGTTTTTCACCGGCCCGGGCGGCATCGGCGCGATTGTCACCATCACGGCGAACGGCGTGCCGAACCTCTACAGCTATGCCTGGTCGCAGGAATCCTGATCCGTGCCATTTCCAAGGCCGACCCTCACTGCACTTCGCGCGCAGGCGATGCAGGACATCACCGCGTCCGATCTGCCGAACGCCGATGGGTTCCTGCGCAGGGCCGTGCTGCGCGTGCTGGCCTGGGTCCAGGCCGGCCTCGCCTATCTGCACTACGGCTACCTCGACTGGATTTCCCTGCAATCGACGCCGTTCACCTCGACCGGTGAATACCTGGAGGGGTGGGCGGCGATGGCGCCGACCCCGGTGTTGCGGGAGGCACCGACCCCCGCCTCCGGCCCGGCTTCCTGGTCGGGCACGGTCAACACGCCCTTGCCGGGCGGGACGGTTTGCACTCGGGGCGATGGCTTCCAGTACGCCACGTTGGCCGACGCGACGGTTGGCAGCGGCGGGTCGGTCACGGCGACCGTGGTTGCCCTGGTGGCGGGCTCGAACGGCAACACCGACAGCGGCACGCCGCTGGAGCTTGGGGTGTCGATCGGGGGCATCGCCTCGATGGGCGCTGCGACGGCCGCGATCACGGGCGGCGCCGATCTGGAGGAAGACGGTCCGATGCGGACCCGCATGGAGGAGAGCTATGCAGCGCCGCCGCACGGCGGGAACCAGGCCGATTTCGTGACCTGGGCGTTGCAGGTGACCGGCGTCACCCGCGCGTGGTGCGTGCCGCCATCGACCACCAACCTCGGCACCGTCACGATCTACTTTATGATGGACGTTTCGGAAGCCGCATATGGCGGTTTTCCGCAAGGAACGAATGGCGTCGCTGCGCTTGAAACGCGCGCCACGGCAGCGACCGGCGATCAACTCGCGGTGGCGAATTACCTCTATCCGCTGCGCGCGGTGACGATGCTGGTCTACGCCGTCGCGCCGCAGGCCTCGGCGCAGGCATTCACGATCTCGGGCTTGTCTGGGATCTCGACCGCGCAGCAGGGGCAAGTGTCCGCCGCGCTGACCACGCTTTTCCTGCAACTGGATAGCCCGCTCGCAACCACGTCGATCGAGCAGAGCGATTGCGCCGCGGCGATCACAGCCATTGGCGGGCTGCCGTCGTTCGCGATTACCACGCCCTCGACGTGGCCGATCACGTCCGCGGCCGGTTACCTGTTCACCCTCGGAACGGTCACCTATACCTGATGCCGACCCCTCCTGCATTTGGCGATGCCGACTATCAGCAGGCGATGCTGCGGCTGTTGCCGACCGGTCGCGTCTGGCGGCGCGATCCAGAGTCTACGCTGTCTGCCGCCATGCTGGCGCTGGCGCCGACCTATACCCGCAGCACGGCGGCGGCGGCACAAGTCCTGATCGACGCCAGCCCGGCAACGACCGAGAACCTGCTGGTGGAGTGGGAAGAATCGCTCGGCCTCCCCGACCCGTGCACCGCAGCCAATCCATCGATCGAGCAGCGCCAGGCCGCAGTGCGGGCAAAGTGGGGCGCGCGGGGTGCGTTGACGCCGGCCTATTTCATCGCGCTGGCCGCGGCGCTCGGGTTCAACATCACCATTACCGAGTTCTCGCCGTACGCCGTCGATATGCCTTGCGATGAATCGCTGCTCGACCCGGAGTGGGCATTCATCTGGCAGGTGAACGCGCCACAAATCGTAACTTTCTATTTCTCAGTCGAAGAGTCCAGCGTGGACGATCCGCTGGAAACCTATGACGCCGGCGAGCTGGTGTGCCGCATCAATCAGGACGCACCCGCGGGAACGTTGGTGCTTTTCGTATTCGCTTCGCCCGTGCTCGTGCTCAGCGTGCCCGGTTTTGACCTTCTGAATTATGGGGTGCTGGCATGAGCTTTACGTCTGGGGAAACCCTGACCGCCGAGGCGCTTGATGCGGCGCTTGATGCGGTAACTCCACCTTCGGCTGAGTTGCTGTCGGGCACCGGGACGACATTCGCCGTAGTCACCGTCGGCGCCGGCCTGACGGAGAGCGGCGGCACGCTCAGTCTCGCGTCGATCGCCGGCGGATCGTTGATGGGGAACGCTGGCACGGTCGCTGGCGTTCCGGGTGCGCTCGAAATCGGCGCGAACCTGTCATTGTCGGTTTCCGGCACGCTGTCGGCAACCGGAGGGATCACCAGCGCCGGCTCTGGCCTGACGGCCAGCGGCAGCACGATGAGCCTTGCGACGATCGCCGGCGGATCGCTGATGGGGAACGCCGGCACGGTCGCCGCGGTTCCAGGTGCCCTCGCCATCGGCGCGAACCTGTCGCTGTCGGTTTCCGGCACGCTGTCGGCAACCGGCGTGTTCGCCGCCGCCGGCTCCGGCCTGACGGCCAGTGGCAGCACGGTGAGCCTTGCAACGATCGCGGCGGGATCGCTGATGGGCAACGGGGGCACTGCGTCAGCGGTACCTGGTGCCCTTGCCGTCGATCCGAGCCTGACGATCAACGGCGGCACGATCGCGGTCCAGCCGCGCCAAGCGACCATCGTGCTGGGCAATGGCATCAGCACGTCCAGCGGTGCGTTCGCGACCAAGGGTCAAGAGATCGTCACGACTGACACCCTGGTCGTCATGCAGCTTTATGCGGCTTTCGAGGCATTGGTGAACGGGGGATCGTATGTTGCGAATATTTCCACGATCACCTCCGGCGCGACTCTCGGCGCAGTTGCGGGCACGTCTTCGGTCGTCGTCGCGGCGGGGACGACCGGGCAGACGCTGGAGTTCGACTTTTCCCCGTCCGTGACCATAGCGCCCGGGACGTATTGTTTGCTTGTTACCTGCACCAACCAGGGAACAACGTACGCCCTCCCGCTCTACACGAACAACAGTGCGGGCGCCCTTGTTCTTGCACCGGGTATCAACCCCGTGGTCACCGGCGAGCTTGAATTTGCCGTAACGAGCGTGTCCTCGGGCATCGTCGGCACTGCGCTTGGCGGCGACGTGTTCGCGATGGCTCTCAGCTACCGCTGGTGATGTGACCGTGAACCGCGGGCTGCTCCTGCCCTTCTCCCCCTGACCGGAAATACTCATGCAAAGAATCATTGACCCGACAGCGGTAGCAACGCTGCCGGCGCCGCCGGCGTTGACCGGCACGACCGGATATTTCGGGCCTTCGGTGCCGGGTATCTCGCCGGCGACGCGCGTCCGCTACTGGTTCGTCAACATGATCCAGGAAGAGCTGATGTCGATCCTGGCGGCGGCGAGCATTGCCTCCGACACGACCGGAACGGTGTTCAACCAGGTCTTGTTGGCGATCCAGGCGCTGATCGGCGCCGTCCCGCATGGGGTGCAGACGATCATCACGTCGGGAACGTTCACCGTGCCAACCGGCGTCACCGCCCTCGAAGTCGAGGTGTGGGGCGGTGGTTCCGGCTCCTGGGCATCCGTCTCGGGCATTCCTGGCGGCGGCGGATCGGGCGGTGGTTACGCGCGAAAGCGCCTGTCCGGCCTTACGCCCGGCGCGTCGATCACGGTGACGATCGGGCCGGGCGGGACTGCCGGGACGACCGCTCCGGCCGCGCCTGGCGCCGGCGGCGTCACCAGCTTCGCGGGAGCCGGGTTTACCACCGTCAGTGCGACCGGCGGCGTCGTCAGCGTCTCAAGCACGACCAGCATTCCGGTGTTTGGAAACAAGGCCGGGGTCGGTTCCGGCGGAGACGTCAACCTGTATGGCGGCGACGGCGGCAATGGTGGCACGGGACAGGGCAACTCCGGGGTTGTCGGCGGCGTCTGGGGCGGCTTCGGCGGCAATGGGCCTCTGTCTGGCGGGTGCAACGACACGGCGAATGGCGTCGGAATAGCGGGGTATTTTCCAGGTGGTGGCGCATGTGGCGCGGGCACCGGAGCAGCGGGCACGACGGCACAGAACGGCGCGGCCGGTGCGGCCGGCCTGTGCATCGTGAGGTGGTAGCATGTGGGGCACGCTGCGCGGCGTTCCGGTGAGTCGCGAGCCGATCTGGCTCCCGTCGAAACTGCCAACTGCCATCAAGGGCTATCGCTACGAGATCGACCCGCTCGACGCGCAGGTGCTGAGTTCGTTGTCGCTCGCCGCTGCGCCTTCGGGCACCGGCGAGCTGACGATCTCCGCTCTGGCGTTCGCTGCCGGGATTGTCACCTTCACGGCGGCGGCTGGACAGCCGACCCGTTGCTATACGCTGCTACTGACCGCGACGCGGTCGGACGGCAAGGTGAGCGATTACCTGTTCAAACTGCGAGTTGGCAACGTGCTGGTCACGGATCAGCCGCAGGCGCCACCGGCGACGGGGTTTGGCACGGCAGTCGTTTGGTCATGACGCCGCCGGGCAGATTGTGGCGACGCTGTCTAATCCGTTACGCGGCAGCCTGAATGTCCTGAATGTACTCCGACACTGGTCGCACTGCCGAAATCAACAGCCTATCCCGCGCCCGTGTGCAGGCGACATAGAACAGATGGCGCTCGGTTTCGTATACGTCGTCGAGTTCCGTCTCATCGGCGACCGCCTCCATCCGGGATTGCAATGGCAAAACCCCGTCGTCGCAGGCGATCACCGCGACCGCCTTGAACTCCAGCCCTTTGGCCAGGTGCATCGTGCCGATGGCCACGCTGCCGCTCATTTCCTGGTCGCGTTCGGACAGTTCCAGCCACGGCAATCCGGCAGCCTCGACAGCCGCCCGAGCGCGCGGAAGTTGCTCTCGCGTACGAACAAACAGGCCGATCTCCGAGGGCAGGATACCGTCGCTCCTGGCCTGAGTGATCCAGGCTGACACCGCGGCAATCTCGGCCTGTTGGCCGTCCAGTTGCTGGATTTCGGGGGGCGGACCATTGAACACCGAGACCGTCCGGTTCCGCTCGTCAGCATTGCCGTCCACGTCGCGGACGGCGTTCGGCAACAACCGGTCGGCCGCCCGGCGGATCTGGTGACTGGTCCGGTAATTCACGGTCAGGGTGGACGACCGGCCCCGCACGTCGACTCCAAGCGCGGACCACGAGAAGGGCTGCTGGAAGATGCGTTGCCCGAGGTCGCCCGCGAAGAACAGTGCATCAGGGGTCGCCGGCGCGATTGCCGCCAGGAACCGCAACTCGGCCACGCCGAGGTCCTGCGACTCGTCCACGACAATATGGGTGAACGGCTTGACGGCTCGGGTCGCATAATGCGCTGCCGTGCGGCCGTAGATTTCCGGCCACGTCGCCAGGCCGCGCTTTGCGATCGACGCCCGCACCGCGGCGAATACCGGCCACAGCCGTTCCCGCTGCCCCGCGCTCATGCGGTTCTTGCGGCCGAGGCGGGGGACCGTCGCATAGGCTTCCACATCGGCGATCTGCCACGCGTCAACGACGTGCCGCCATTCGGAAATCAGGAACCGCAGCGTGAAGCCTTTGGCACCGACGGACTCGGCAGCTTTGGCGACAGCGTCCTCAACCTGCTCATCGGACGCCACCACGGCACGGCGGCCGAATGCGAGCTGGAACAGTTCGTCGGCCACGGTGCGATAGGGCGCGACCGTCACGCGGCGCAGGGCGGGCGAGTCCTCGCCCAGCAGGATCGCCAGCTTACGCGACAGGGCGTTGGCGAGAGGCAGCGAGAAGGTGGTCAGCAGCACCTTCCCATCCGCCAGTTGCGCAAGACGCGCGGCGCGGTGCAACGCCACAACCGTCTTGCCGGTGCCGGCCGAGCCGGAGGTCCGCGCCGGCCCGTTGTAGGTTCGCTCGACAACGCCCCTCTGAGCCGGATGGAGAAAGATCGCCCATTGCTCCCACGGCGCGTCCAGCGCCAGGGCCAACGCTTCCTGGTTCTCCACGACCCGGAAGCGGCGCAGCGCGTCAGGGTGGGCGAAGGGATCGGCGGGAACGATCGGAGCAGGCGGGCGCAGGCGGCCGGTGCCGACATATTCCAGCAGGGCTTCCGATGCCTCGGCGGGGAGGTGATCGGCCAGGGCGAGGAACGCATCCTCGGTTGCTTGGCGAACGTCTTCGACCCAGTCCGACGGAACCCCAACGGTCAGCAGGTCCTCCGGCGATAGAGCCTGGAACAGCATAACGGGAGGCGAGGGGCGGGGCGGTGGAGGCTGCGTCGATGGTGTCAGCGGCAGTGCGGGCTGGGCCGGCTCGGCAGCGTGCACGAGTTCTTCGACCCGCTCCCGAACCTCCACGATCTGGATGGCGCCGGTGCGCGGGTGCGCCTCAATCCGGCGGCGCTCGGCCCAAGCGTACGCATCGTCGTGGTGGCCAACATAGGCCAGGAGCAAGCTCGCCTCGGTCTTGTGGATGATGATCCGGATGTCGCCACTGACCC